GCTATAAATTTGAGCCTGAATTAACAGATTCATCCGATAATATCACATACTACGAAGGCAATGAACAATTTGCAGTTATTTTTTCTAAAACCGAGGATGGGTTAGCATGTGCATTAAACCTGTACGAAAATCTAGCGGATCGCAAAAATTATATATATCATTTTTATCCTTTTGGACAGCTATTATATTTTAGTTTTAACGAGCCTGTTGAGGTATCAGATAGATTATACGGGGCAGCAGATCCCTGGTCTGATACAACATCTAGGATAACAGATGAAGATAGGTATAACCTTCAATGGAATGAATATACACCGTGGTGGAGGGATGATAGATTACGCTGGCGCGGTTTTCAGTATTATCAGCGCATGGGAATGAAACATTTAATTCCTGCTAATATAGATTTGTACGGCCCGGAACGCGGCATTCTGACACCTGACGGAGAGGTTTATTTAGGTAATGGAAAAAGTGTTTCACGCAGAATAAACAAAAGATATATAAAAATAGGTGAGCCAAATATTTTACCAAATTATTCAAGACTATATTCCACGACAGGTGATGACACATTGCGCATAATGCCCGGCCCGTTTTTCATGACGCCGAAACTTGGTAAAGGTCAGGCATATACACGGCGCTTATATGTGCCCGGAAGTCAAGATAAAGGATATTTATATTTATGTTATATTCCTTCATTAAGTGATGATACAATGCCCAAAAGTGGAAATATTTATAAAATAGGCGACAAAAGATTCTTGTGTATCTATCCGGGTATGTGCGGCCTTTTCGCGCGTGTGGGGTGATTTATGCTTTATTCCCTGTCTGAAATATGCGCTTCAGGCGGGCAGATGCCCGTTATAACATTAACTTTTGAAAACGCAAAATTTAAAAATCCGTACCGTTACGTACTCGGCTATTCGGACGTGACAATCGGGGATAATTTTTTCGCGGCAAGCGCCTTCACGATTCAGCTGCCGGAAAGGTCTGATTCCGGTTTTAGCGATTTGTCATTTGCTATCTGCAACGTTTCCGGGGAAGCGTATCAGATGACCAAAAAGGCGATTGAATCCCTGGCGCCAACATATTTAACGTTGCAGGAATGGGCGCCCGATGATTACAGCCTGATGCAGTCTCTTAAACTCACCGTCACAGACGCGAAAATCACGACTGAGCAGGCCACGTTCGTGGCGTCTTTCTGCGATATGCTCAATACCGCGTTCCCGCGCCTGAGATATACAGATAAGAACGCGCCGGGGCTGAAGTACATAGCATGAGCTGGATAGATAAGTACAGTTTTGTCAGACACACACCCGGCGGCCGTGTGTTTCCGGATCTTGACTGCTGGGGTGTGGTCCGGTGCATTCTTGAGGAACGCAAAGGGATTGAACTGCCTGAATTCTGTGATTTTTCGCAAAAAAACATGGGGAACCCCGCCTCCGGAATGATTGCTCAGCATGTGTTTCAGGAAATAGCGGCACCGGAAGACTATTGCGTTATCTGTTACTACCGTCACGGGATTCTGTTCCATGTCGGTATTTTCTTGCAGGGTGATATACTGCACACTACAAACTGGCACGGCTTCCGGAAGCAGCCGCTTAAGTCATTTTATCCGCAGTGTGTGAGGAGGTTTTACAGATATGCAGGTCAGGATATACACCCGCCAGTGTCTGATATGGCCGATTGAGCAGATAAACATTCCGGATTTTTCCGGCACTGTGAAAGATCTTTTAGCCCGTGAAGTGCGGGATTTCGCGCCTGACAAGCTATCCGTATCTATCTATACAGACGGCAGAAAGGCCGCCTGGGATACGCGTCTGTCCGGTGTTGAGGAACTGAAAATCATCATTGAGCCTCAGGGCGTTGAGGCAGCATTTGCTATTGTAGCGGCCATTGTGGCCGTTGCTTCGGTAGCCTACAGCTTGTATATGATGAACAGGCTGAAGGCTGATAATCCCGCAAAAACATCCGATACATCTACCATTTACGATGTAAACGCCCAGGGTAACAAAGTCAGGTTGCAGCAGGTCGTGCCGGAGAATTTCGGCCTGATAAAGCATTTCCCGGATTACCTTGCGGATAAGCATACTTTTTACAGGCGCAATAAGAAGTATATCGACATGATCTTGTGCCAGGGCGCCGGGTGGTACGATTATAAATCTGATGGTTCCGATATCTATATCGGAAACACCCCGTTTTCAGGTTATAGCAACAGTGATGTAAGATATCAGGTCTTTGATCCCGGGGCCGATGTATCCTCAAACAACATCGAAGCTGGTATGCACAAGTGCTGGTACAGCAGCACTGAGGTCACATCATCGGGCAAAACGCTTGATCCGTATGGTAATGTAAATCCCTCTACCTCCGGCGGTTATGTCGTATACACCGGAGGCAAAGCCACTGCAAACTACCATGACGGCGGCCTGTCCTGGCATCTAATGGAGGAGAAAAGTTTTTGCGGAGTGTATTGGCAATATGTCGGATATAGGCCTTCTAGTACCGGCGGCGGACAGGCGTTTATTCTTTCCCCCGCGAATCTCGGCGTCAAGGCGGGGGATTACATCAGGATCACAAACGCGCCGGGCTTGTCAGACAATGGCACGTATGAGATAACAGCTGTTTGCAGCACAACAGTTACGGGCAACCCGGCAAATCCTTCAGCGGGCGGGGCAAATACGCACTATGAACGGACAGAAGTATCAGCCCCGGTCTATACAGTCAAAAAGATTGATCCTGATACAGATAAAGAGATCCCGTGGTCGGGCTTTGGGGCGCCTGGTTGGTATGACGGTGTAGCACATTACGCCCTCACCGTCTCATATCAGGAAGACGCGGATGCCGCAGAAGCAAAGGAATACGCCGGGCCTTATCGCGCCTGTCCTATTGGCGCGACTGCTACCGAGTACGAAGTTGATATCGATTTTCCCGCCGGGCTGGGGTATCTCAACAGTCACGGCAAATATGATGAAAGGACCGTAACACTGTCTATTGAGTGGCGAAAAGTAGGAACATCAGCCTGGACCGCGTATGAATACACCAAAACGGCGGGCACGGGCGATGAACTTGCGGAAACAATCAGCTTTACTTTTCCGGCCGGGCAGTATGAGTGCCGGATAAAAAACAAATCTGATAAGGTAGACGACGCCGCCCAGGTTGACACAGTCAAATGGACCGGCCTGAAGTCCTGCATAGCACAGCCAACTTCATATGCGGGCATGACCACGATTTTATGCCGTTTCCGCGGGTCCGAGACGCTTTCGGAACTGTCTGAGAATCAGATTGCTACTTTCTGGGCGCGCAAACTCCCGGCGGTAAACAGCACGAATTTAGTAACAACGGAAGATGTGGCGCCCGTGGTGCAGTACATACTCAACAACAGCAAATACGCTGGGATCATAGATCACAATTCCCTGGCGGCGCTTGACACGTACTGCAAGTCAAACGGGTATAAACTCACCGGCACGATAGACGATGACAGCACGCTGCTGGATGAGCTGAGGAACGCGCTGAAGGTGTGCATGTCCGAGCCTACGGTGTCAAACAATCTTGTATCTTTTGCCCGGATGACAAAAAAATCATCATCTGACGCCTTCCAGCAGATTTTTATGCCGCAGAATCTTACATCAGCGCCCGTGGTCAATTTAACTTTTGCAAAAGATGACGACGTGAAAGAGATTGAACTGTCATATCTTGACGGCGTATCCTACAAAACCTCCACGTATTATTATCATCTTGATGATTCAGGCAATGTGGCAGAAACTACATATGCAACCACGAACAACGCGGAAAAACTCGACACGTGGGGCATAAAAGGCACTGACGACAATCACGCGCAGGCCCGCGCCCTGGCTGTAAGACGTTTGAAATTTTTAACATATTGCAAAACGCAATACGAGATACAGACTGAACTCGATGGCCTGAACTGCCAATATCTTGATTATGTCGGTTTAGTGCTGCCGCAGGAACTCAGCAACATCAGCGGAAGAATCACGGCATACGACAGCACAGCCAAAACAATAACTGTGGATCAAGCAATCCCCGCTCGGTTTGATTCCGGGGTTGTTTACGTGAGAAAAAAAGACGGTTCATCAATAAATTACGCTTTTGTCAGGAAGGATAATTTTACGCTTGAAATTTCGGGGAATTTTATCCCGTGGGATCCTGAATACGGCAAAACGCTTGAATATCCTTTTTTTGCTATCGGTGAAATAGTGCCGTGCTGGGTACAGTCTGTAGAACCAGGAGACAAATCCTGTACGCTTAAACTGGTGAATTATGATTCAAGAATTTTCGACTGATGATTTAACGGATACGGAACTGTTAAAGAAATGCATTATGTCGCTTTCTGACACTATTTTGTATACGAATGCGTTAATCGACCGGCAATACAAGTTGGAAGTAAAACGTGATGAAATGCGCAGAATTTGTTATGTCTATAAAAAGTTATGGAACACGCTGAACACAACAGGGTAAACGCCCTGGATCTGACAAAATCGGGCTATTCTGATATGCAGATGATAAAAACGGCTGTAAACCGCGGTGGCAGGCTGTTAAAAGGTCAGATAAAAGAGCAGGATATTATAGATATCGGCGCTATTGGTCTTGCGCTGTTACTGCGCAAAATCCCGGAATAAAAAAAGAAACAGCGGGTGACTGGCCCGCTGTTGAGGAATGCGCCATGGATCGATCCGCAGGAAAACATAAGGAAAAACCGCGGCATTAGCGCATTCATAATATAAACCTTTTCACGCCTAAATGTCAATAAATAATAAAAACATGTGATATAGATCACGCTCAAAATGATAAAAGGATTTGAATAAAAAGAAACGCCCGCGGTAAGGGCGGGCATGATGCCCGCCCGATATTGCGCCTCGGGGAAGGCGCGCGCCCCGGTCAGGAGCGATAAAAGCTTGAATAAAGCTCTGACTATATATTATAATGTTTTTCAACCATTCCGCCCGGCCTTCTTCATTCGTACAGAAGATTAACGGCAAACTGCTGGCGGCTGAAACAGGCGCGCGGCGCTCTACGCGCCTGTATTATCAATGGGCTATTAGTTCAAAAAACATGGCCGAAGTCACGCGGCCGGGGGTGCGACTCCTCAATAGCCCAGCCTTCTTATTTACATGATTCCGCTAACGCTTTATATCTGATTGCGAGTTCGTCACATTCGGCGGCAATAGCCAGACTTGCGCTAATTTTTTCCTGAATATCGGCTGCGGAATAGCAAGCAAAACCGGGTTTATCTCCGGCCTTTCCGGGCACTGCTGCGGGGCAGTCATGCGCGCCTGACAGCCTGCCAACATCAAGATCATTAGCGGCATAGGCGTTAATAGTCTTTTTATATTCGTCAATCTCATGCAGATAATTCTCCGTTATTCCGTTTAACTTTTCCTGCAGCGCCTTTTCAGTTTTCCGGGCGTCTTCTGCCTGGGCCGCGGCCTGAATAGCCATATCCCGCTTTACCTTTTCGGCGCCCTGATGATAACCGAAGATAAAGGCTATAAGCACAGCCGCCCCGGCCGCCGCTATCAGATATCTAACTGGCATCGCGGCCTCCAGATTTTCTCATGACAAATGCTTGATTTTTTAGTATCCAGTTTTCTGGTTACGGTAAACGCTGCTACGGGCACAAAACGATCTTCAGGCATAGTGTATTCCGATATAAAAACGGGATTGGCCTGATGTTCACACCATGAATAAAAACCACTAAAATCAAACTCCCGGCCATATCTTTCTTCTGTGCTTTTGTACGGCGGATCACAGTAAATAATCCCGCCCCGCTCAAAATTCAGCGCCCTATAATCCCCCGTGGTTACAGTCAGGACAGGGGGCACATCCCCATCGGTTATCCTTTCCAACCTTTCCAGGCTTTGCAATCTGTGCAGTGATTCATCAGTCTGTAAAGTTTCAAGATTTTTCAGGCGCTCAAATCTTTCCAGGCTTTCCAAACGCCGCAATCTTTCATCATTTTCCAGCGTTTCAAGATTTTTCAGGAGTTCAAAGCTTTCACTTAATCCGGACGTTTTTTCTTTTCGGATTTTTCTGTAAATAGACTTATTCATGACCGCGGGATCAATAGTGCCATTCATCAGCCCCGCTTTCAGCGCGGTTACAATCGCGCGGCCGGCGCCTATACGCCTTTTATGCCTGTCCTGTTCCGATTCCACGGCCTTTTTCAGGGCGTCAGCCGTCTCAGGGCATAATTCACGCCAGGGCGCTATGTCTTTCCAAAAAATCGCGTAATGCAACGCGCGTTTATATGGCTCCAGCTCACGGGCATAGCAATATTCATGCAGATTATTTCCAAAACTGAAGCAGATAGCAACGTAAGGATCTGTTTTATACAGTCTTTGAAAATCATCCCTGGAGATCCAGCGATCCTCATTCCTGAAGCCCCCTTTCATGGCTGTTTCAAACGCATGCGGAATCATGCTGTTGATATCATTTGCAACCACTGTGTTATATTTGCCTGATAATAACGCCGCGTGGGTAATGGCACATCCCCCGCAAAAAACATCATACAGCACCGGGGCGGCCGGCAGAATATCAAGAATCTTTTTTGCTATCCGGTTTTTTGATCCTTTGTACGGCAGGCCGTAATTCATCGCGCGGCCCTCCTGACTGATAAAACATCATTCTTGCGCTCAATGGTCAGATAATAACCAACGGCAGCCAGGGCGGGTTCCATGTCGTAGGCGTGGATTTTTTCCCCGGCCTGTAAAAATCCCCGGTCCTGCAGGGCGGCGGTTAAAATATCCGCTATATCAAAAATGTCAAGCGTGATTTTTGATGTTATAAACTCTTCACGTGTCATAATCACATCATAAAAAGCATGACAACCAACACTGCAGATCCTGTTAACATTACCCCTAGGAGCAGGGCGGCGATATCGGCCGCCCCGCTCTGCAGGAAGAGACGGCGCTCGGCGTCTCTCCGGGGTATAAGCCCCGGGGCGATCTTATGGTCAGCGTAGATCCAGCGCTTAAACTCCCCGGCCGCGCCCATTTTGTCACCCGCTTTCAGTTTTTTGCGGAGAGTACTGCCCAGGTATGATTCCCGCTTGACGTTAAACACAAATGACACCAGCGCGTCAAATTGATTCTGAGTAACAATCGGTTCATCACGCCCCGAGACATAATCAAGATTGACAACATTTTCCGCGTCTCTGATATCATCGCGCAGAAGTTTTTCAGCCTGTTCCAGGGTGATTTTATCCCCGGGGCGCACCCCGCGGGCGTGGCCCCAGCCTATTGTGTAAAGCCCCGCCCTGTCACATTTGCCGTGGTAAGCAGTGAGGGAAAACCCCTCAAACGACTTAATCAGATCAATCCCTTTTTGGCTGCACTGCATACGCATATCTCCCTCCGGTGCCATACTCAACATCATGGAAAATCTCCGGCCATATCATAACAAGCTGCTGCCGGACATCAGGAGGCAGCCTGTTTGTTTTCATCCACACCCACACGGATTGGGATTCAACGTCAAACTCGGCCGCGCACCAGCGCCGCAATTCAGGCACAGTCTCAAGACTGAACGGCGGCGTTGTCCCTGTTTTGAGTATTTTAACAAGATCCTGCCAGGTTATCATTCATCCTCCCCGAATTCAGGAAAAAGCTTGATAAGCCTTTCAGAGCGTTTTGGGGGGATATCCCCCCTTACTCTCCAGCGGGTTATAGATGATTCATCAACCCCGAAAAGCTGCATCAGGAAGAATGCAACCTGGCGGCGCGTGACGGCCGCGTAGCCCCCGGGCATGTACCCGGCAAGCATCTTTTTCTCAACAGTTTCATATTTCATATTTATGCCCCTTGAAAATGCCGCCCTGCCGGGCGGCGGCCTTGATTAACAGCGCTTTACAGTAACAACGCTAAATGAAAAATAGGCCCCATCATCAGCCAGGAAAGGATCAACGGCCAGGCCGTTGTCAAAAGCCATCTCGACAGATTGCGCGTATTTGCGAACACGCCCAAAAACATAGCGGATAACACAATGCTCGGCGGCCTTCTTCGGAATCATGACCTTGAATGAACCATCATCACAGCCCGCTGATACAACCCTGACGCCCTTAAACATGCTTTTAACCATGCCGGTAATCATAGCCTTTTCAATCTCAAAATCAGTCATTTTCAATTCCTCATGTTTTTCTGTTCCGGGGCGGATTCCTCAATCCGCCCCTCTGTTGTTATTCTACTCTTGTATTAGAAGGAATGCAAGAGATTTTATATATTATTTTGTGATGTTTTTCTCATTTTTGTGTATCACTTAAAAAGCGGACACCCATCATCCCGGAATTCGTCGATTTTATGCTGCATAGCTGATTCTGTTGTACCAAAAAATACGGCAAGGCAATGCAGGCACATAAACTGCTGTACACCACGGCCCAAAAGCCTTTTGTTCAGTCCTATGACGTTATAATCTACAGGTGAGTTGCATTTGCAGCAGGCAGCGTCTTTTACTTTTGCTTTTACTATGCTTTTATAATGCAGGCAGCCATCATCAGCTTTATGACATTCAGCGCAGTGCCGGCAGTTGTCACTGATTTTAACGTGCCCGTTATGCATTGATATGCAGCCCTGATGACAATCAGCTTCGCATTCATGACAGCCGATGCAGCAGGCCGCGCGCCTAAAAACATGTTTAAGATATTTCAGGAAAACCCGGTTAGTTTCCGCTGATGTAACTTTATATCCCTGTTTGGTCTCTTCAATCTCAAACGTGAAGACTTTTCCGCGGAAAAGAATTTTATAAGGTGATGAATCATGACACAAAATCCCTATCGTTTTAATCCATTCAGTCCAGGGCGTTTTCGGACCGCTCACAATGATGTGCTGTATTCCGTCCTTCTTGTATTCGGCATAGCCAGGTTCGAGCGGTAAGTCGCGGCCGTCGCGTCTGTATTTCCAT